CTCTTGAGATTGGTACGAGGCTCGGTGTCGCGTGGGGCGTCGAGGGCTTGGGCGACATCATCAAGTCTCCGGACGAGGTTGCCCAGGATGCACAGGACGCGAAGAACGCCCAGATGCTGCAAACCATGATGGACAAGGGCACCGGCCCGATGGCCAAAGCAATGGCAGAGCAAGGCAGTGGGGCTATCCCCACGGCCGCTGCCCAACCCCAACAGTAACGAGGAGGTTACATGGCAAATGAAGTAGAAGCGCCGGCTCCGGGCACCCCGGAATACGACGCAGCGATGGCCGCCAAGGCCAAGGAAGGCGGCGTCACCACCGTCGACCACGACAACCCACCGGCCGAAGGCGCCGCCAACGAGAAGCCGGTTCGCCCCGAGCACATCCCGGAAAAGTTCTGGGATGCCGAGAAGGGTGCGGTGAATGTCGAGGCACTGGCCAAGTCCTACACGGAGTTGGAGAAGGTCCGCAGCAAGTCTGCGACCGAACCCACTGCCGAGGAAAAGGCTGCCGCCGAGAAGGCCGCGGCTGATGCCAAGGCTGCCGGTGGCGACGCTGGCGGTGAGGCTCTGCGAGCCAAGGCCGAACAGGAGTGGCGTGCCAACGGCACCCTCTCGGAGGAAACGTTCGCCGCCTACGAAAAGGCCGGCGTGACGCGTGCCCAGATCGACACCTACATCGAAGGTCAGGAAGCCCTGGCCCGAGAACGCGAGAGCGAAGCGTATGCGGTGGTCGGTGGCGAAGAGTCCTACAAGGCGATGCAGGCGTGGGCGAATGCCAACCTGACCCAGCCGGAGAAGGACGCCTACGACCGCGATGTGTTCGGCAAGGACAAGGCTGTGCGTGCAAACGCCATCCGTGGCCTGGCCGCCCGCTACGCGCAGTCCGAAGGTTCGGACGGCAAGATGGTGGTTCCCAACAGTGATGGTGGGAAGCAGGCCGGTGAACACTTCGGCTCGAAGGCCGAGATGATCGCCGCCATGCGTGATCCGAAGTACAAGACCTCCGCCACCTACCGCAACGAGGTAGCCCAGAAGATCGCCAACGCCGCCAAGGCAGGCGTCTATCTAGGCGTGAGCTGATCCCCATGCGGATTCCCAAGAGCTTCACCCTGGGACCCCACGAGATCAAGGTCCGCATCGTCTCCGAAAAGGAGATGACGGAGATCGACGCTGAATCCGAGCAGCCCTCGGAGGACGAGTACGGCCCTCCGTTTGGCCTGTTCGTCCGCGGCGAGAACGCTCTGTACGTCCAAGAGGTGCGCAAGGGTTTCTGCAAGCAGCAGCAGCTCCACGCCTTCTGGCACGAATACTTCCACGCGTTGTTCTTCGCACTGAATCTGGACTTCGCCACCGACGAGGTGCTCGTTGACCAGTGTGGCCTGCTGATGCTGCAAGCACAGCAGACCATGAAGTATTGAGCGCGTCCTCCTCCGCGCTCGATTAGTGCGCAAAGCGCGCACATCCGGCAGTGGTGATGCACCAAGCCACCCACGTGGCCGGACCCTTTTCCACCGTTAGCTCAAGCGCAGAGCGTCCCCCTTGGTGGGGGAAAGATGCGGATTCGACACCCGCACGGTGACCAGTTGCAGCAGGTTAGATCAGTGGCAGATCGCGGGGCCCATAACCCTGAGGTCGATGGTTCGATTCCATCACCTGCTACCACTTTGTTTCACCCCACGCACCCCCGTGGGTCAGCTCCAGATGACAAAGCAGCTCAAGACGTCAAGCCCGCTACGGTGGACAACTTCTCTGAACGACCTGTGCAGTCGGATGGGCACAAGAACCGTGTCCCCAACACTCTACAGTGAGTAAGAAATGGCAAATGCAACTCCCTCCCGCTTCGGCCAAATCCAAGGTGCCGGCGCGACCGATGCCCTGTGGCTCGACATCTTTGGTGGCGAAGTCCTGACGGCCTTCGAGACCAAGGTCCAGACCAAGGACCGCATCCGCACCCGCACGATCACCGAAGGCAAGTCCGCCCGCTTCCCGGCGACCTTCAAGGCGCACACCCAGTACCACACTCCGGGTGTCGAAATCGCTGGTCAGACGATCCAGTCGAACGAAGTCACCGTCACCCTGGATGATCTGCTGATCTCCCCGGTGGAAATCTCCGAGATCGACGAGCTGAAATCGCACTTCGATGTGCGCGCTCCCTACTCCACCGAGCTGGGCAACTCGATGGCTCTGGCCTATGACCGCATCGTCACCCAGTGCTTGCTGGCCGCTGCCCGTGGTTCCGCCCTGTTCGCCGATGACGACGCTGGCGGTTCCGTGATCGAGACCGACGTGGCTGCCGGTGCGAGCTTCTCCACCTCGGGTTCCGACCTGATCGACGGTGTGAACCTCGCCAAGCAGGCGTTGGATGAGAAGGACGTGCCCGTCGAGAACGGCGTGTCCGCTCTGTTCCTGCCGGCCCAGTGGTATCTGATGGCCCGCACGGACCACAACATCAACCAGTTCTACGGTGGTCAGTCCACCCTGGCACACCAGGTGCTCACCACGGTGAGCGACATCCAGATCGTCAAGTCGAACGCTCCGTTGTTCGGCAAGGATGTCACCCCGTATGACGCCGGCACCAACGCTGACGGCCTGGTTGGCGCTCCGTCCGGCAAGTACCAGCTGCCGGCTGGCTTCGCCACGAAGTACCAGGGCGACAACACCAAGACGGTGGGTGTCGTGTGGACCGAGGCGGCGGCTGCGATGCTGCAGTTGATGGGCTTGAAGATGGAGTCCGAGTGGGACGCCCGTCGTCAGGTGACCTTCATGCTGGCGAAGATGGCCATCGGCGCAGGTCCGCTGCGCAGCAAGTGCGCCATCGAACTCAAGACCGCGTAAGCGAAACCCCAAAACCCATCCCGAGCAAATCGGGGTGGGTTTTTTCATCCAACCGGAGCACAACCAATGGCCACCATTCCTCTCACCACGGCTCCCATGACGGAGCTGGACGGCGTGAACCTGTGCCTGATGGCCATCGGTGGCGCCCCTGTGAACGCCCTGGATACCCCAGGCAACAAGGACGCATCCATCGCGCGCCTGACCCTCAACAACACCTCGCGGGAAGTCCAGTCCAAGGGCTGGTTCTTCAACCACGAGTATTCCTACCCGCTCGCTGCCGATGCCACCACCGGCAAGATCGCCTTGCCGAGCAACTGCATTGCCCTGGCTACCGCCGATGAGAAGTACCGGGTGGTCGAGCGCGCCGGCTATCTCTACGACCTCGACAACCGAACCAACGTGTTTCCTCTGGGCACCACGGTGAACGTCGACATCACCTTCATGTTCAACTTCGAGGACCTCCCGCAGGTCGCCCGCACCTACATCGGGCTGGCTGCGGCGCAGACCTTCCAGTCGAACACCGTTGGCGCCACCGATCTCAACGCGCTGATCGACGGACAGGTCACGAGGGCCTATGCCCTCCTGGTGTCTGCCGACACGCGCTCGAAGCGCCCCAACGTCCTCACCTCAAACGCTCGAATCCTCCGGATGACCCGTCGTCACCGCGGCAGCTTCGACTTCGCTGACCGATAACAGGAGGCCCCTATGGGACTGGTCACCAGACCTATCCAGTCGCTCTACAACGGCGTCTCCCAACAGCCCGCAACGATCCGCCTGGACTCGCAGTGCGAGGAGCAGGTCAACGCCTGGGGGACGGTTGTGGAAGGCGTTCGCAAGCGCCCACCCTCCCTGTATGTGAATCGAATCACCACGGCTCCAGTTGCAGGCGCCCATCTCCACAAGATCAACCGCGACGCTGACGAGAAGTATGACGTCATCGTGACGGCGACCACCATCCGCGTGTTCGACGCGGCGGGTGTGGAACGCACCGTGGCATTCCCCGCGGGGACGTCCTACCTGTCGCTCCCGGCCGGCGCTACGGCCGAGTCGAGCTTCGCCCTGGAGACGGTGGCCGACTTCACCTTCGTGGTGAACAAGACCAAGACCGTCGCTATGGCGCCGCTCGATGCCGACCTGTCTCCGCAGAACGCGAACTACTGGTGGCTCAACCGTCCCCAGTCGAGTGGTGCCACCGGAGCGCAGCAGCTCCAGTACCCACCGA